GACAATATTCCGCCAAAAATCATCATGATTACAAGCGGCGGTAAAACCATTCTGGATGACGAGTCGGTTGGTCTGCTGGATTGGGCTGAAATCTCGGAAATCGACCTGATTATTCGTCCGTATAATTGGGTCCTCCATGAAGGAACCAAGAATGAGAAGTCTGGCGTAAAGGCTTATGTTAAGAGCATGTATGTCCAGATTGTTGAAGACGAATTCGAGAAGAAATGGGCAAACGCCCCGGTTGATACCGAAGAAGACTAATCATACTGCAGTAGAGATAGAGGCTGGATTACTATGTGTATGAAGGCCTCTCTATTTATATTTGAAAGGAGGAATGGCCTATTGCGGTAGAGCTGTATGAGCATCAGAAAGAAGCTATCGATAAACTTAAGAATGGGAACATTCTTGTCGGTGGCGTTGGCTCAGGAAAATCAAGAACCGCCATCGGTTATTACTACCAGAAAGTTTGTGAAGGTAAAATTAAGATAAATGGAGACGGTGGCTTTTCTCCTTTCAAAAAACCTCGCGATCTTTATATCATTACCACAGCAAGAAAACGCGATTGCAAAGACTGGGAAAAAGAGTGTGCACCATTCTTGATATTTCCAGAAAGCGAGAAGAGCGTTTCAAACGTTAACCTGACCGTTGACTCATGGAACAACATATCAAAGTATGTTGGCGTCAAGAATGCTTTCTTTATATTTGATGAGCAAAGAGTTGTTGGCTCTGGCGTTTGGGTTAAGTCTTTTCTTAAACTCGTTCAAAACAATCAATGGATCCTTCTTAGTGCCACGCCAGGAGACACTTGGACGGACTATGTTCCGATCTTTATAGCAAACGGTTTCTATAAGAACAAATCTGAGTTTGAGCGAAGGCATGTGATATTTAGCAGATTTTCGAAATTTCCTAAGGTTGACCGCTATGTGGAAGTTTCGCGACTTCTAAAACTTAGAAATTCCATCACTGTGTATATGCACTACAACAAGCGCACTATTGCGCACGACAACAACGTTCCGGTTCCTTTCGACCGAGAGCTTCTAAATACTGTTCTTATAAAAAGATGGAACCTATATGAGCAGCGCCCGGTTAGAGATGTTGCGGAGCTTTGCCATTTGATGCGAAAGGTTGTTAATAGCGACCCAAGAAGAGCACACATTGTTGGCCAGTTATTAGCGAAGCACCCTAAGATTATAGTCTTCTATAACTTTAACTATGAGCTTGATATTCTGCTTCAGCTTGGAGAAGATTTAGGAGTTACAACTGCACAATGGAATGGGCACAAACATGAGCAAATTCCAGAAACAGACTCTTGGATGTATCTTGTTCAATATGCGGCTGGAGCAGAAGGCTGGAATTGCATTGAAACTGATACTATTGTATTCTTCTCACAAAATTATTCGTATAAAGCAACCATTCAAGCGGCTGGCCGAATTGATCGACTTAACACACCATTCACAGATTTATATTATTACTATTTGAGATCAAACTCGGTCATAGATTTAGCAATTCAAAAAGCATTTAACAACAAACGTAACTTTAATGAGCATAGATTTATGGCAGCATAGGCCTCGCAGAAAAAACATGGCGTCTAATAGAAGGGATAGGATTTCTTACCCTTTATATTTTTCGAAAGGAGGCCGCTTTTATGGCTAGAGAGTCAAAATTTCAGAGTGAGCTCATTAAAGAGTTATATGAATTGTTCCCTGGATGTATTGTTTTGAAGAATGACGCCAATTATATTCAGGGATTCCCTGACTTAACAATACTTTATAGACCATTTTGGGCGGTCTTAGAGTGCAAGCGAAGTCTTTATGAACCATATCAACCAAATCAGGAGTACTATCTTGAACTTTGTGACGATATGGGATTTGCTGCGATGATCTGCCCAGAAAACAGAGAGGCGGTTTTATATGAACTTCAATGTGCATTCTCATCTGGAAGGGCAACATGCATTTTTAAGCGCTAGTAAGTATCATTGGATAAATTACGATGAAGAAAAGTTAGCGGCCACATATCGAAAAGCTCGTGCGGCTCAGCTTGGAACAGAGTACCATGAGGCAGCTTGCAAATTAATCCGTCTTGGAATCAAGCTTCCTAAATCAAGAAAAACTCTTAACCGATACGTTAACGATGCTATTGGTTTTCAGATGCAGCCGGAAGTTCTGTTATATTATTCAGATAACTGTTTTGGAACAGCCGACACTATTTCTTTTAAAAAGAATGTGTTGAGAATTTCCGACTACAAATCCGGAGAGTCTCCGGCGTCAATTAAACAGCTTTGTGTTTATGCGGCGTTATTCTGTTTAGAATACGGATACAAGCCCGTGGAATTGGAAATCGAACTTCGTTTGTACCAGTGCGATGATGTTACTTTTTATGCCCCAACAGCAGAAGAGATTCTGTACATAATGGCAAAGATTATATCCTTTGATAAACAAATCGAAAAAATGAAAATAGGAGGGTAACTTCATGAGCAACGAATTAGCACACATTGGCATGCCTCGGCGTTCAGGAAGATATCCTTGGGGCTCTGGAGAAAATGGCTATCAGCGATCAATTGGGTGGCGGGGCCATGTTCAGTCGTTAAAGGAGCAAGGTTTCAGTGACTTAGAAATTGCAAACGCTGAAGGGATTACAACCACGCAACTTCGTGCTCGGAATTCCATAGCTAAATATGAGGTCGCTGCCGCTGAGCGAGCTGAAGCTTTACGCTTGAAAGACAAAGGACTTTCCAACATGGAGATTGGCCGTCAAATGGGCAAAAATGAATCTTCTGTCCGAAATCTTTTAGACCCCGTTTTGGCTGAGCGTTCAGAGATAATTATGACCACCGCGCAAATGTTGAAAGACCAGGTCGCTAAGAAAGGCTACATTGATATTGGTGCTGGGGTCGAGCCGCATGTTGGCGTTAGTCGAGACAAGCTGAATAAAGCAGTCTCTATTTTAGAGGAAGAAGGCTACCAGGTCCAAACGGTAAATGTCGACCAAATTGGTATGCCCGGAAAATTTACAATCGTAAAAGCCCTCGCTCCTCCAACAGATAACCCAAAACAGCAATGGAGAGAACTGGTTAACGATCCGTCCAAAATCCAAGTTATCGATATGGTCTCCAATGATTATGGAAGAACATACGATCGAGACTCGTCTGGTGTCTTTGACCCATCGAAAGTTCAAAATGTGGATTCGAGTCGGATTCAAGTTCGTTATCATGGAGAAGGCGGCGAAAGCAAAGATGGTGTTATCGAGCTTCGTCGAGGTATAAGCGATTTAGACCTTGGCGGGTCTCAATATGCTCAAGTTCGAATTGGAGTTGATGGCACCCATTATCTAAAAGGTATGGCTATTTATAGCGATAACCTGGACAATGGGGTCGACATTATATTCAATACTAACAAAAATGCAACGGGAAATAAGTTGGAGGCTATGAAGAAGATTAAAGATGATCCAGATAATCCTTTTGGCTCATCTATAAAAACATTTGGCCAAAGAGGAGCGCTTAATATAGTCAATGAAGAAGGCGATTGGGAGACCTGGTCTAAAACCTTGTCTTCTCAAGTTCTTTCAAAGCAAACAGCCCCTCTTGCTAAACGGCAACTAGATCTTGGCTATCAGGAAAAGAAGGAAGAATACGAAGAAATTTCCGCATTAACCAATCCGGTTGTCAAAAAACAGCTGCTTTTAGCGTTCGCCGATGATTGTGATTCCTCTTCTGTTCATTTGAAAGCCGCGGGATTGCCGAGACAAGCTTCGAAAGTTATTCTTCCGATACCAGAGTTGAAAGACAACGAAGTTTATGCACCAACCTTTAACAATGGAGAAACTGTTGTGTTAATCAGGCACCCGCACGGTGGCACGTTTGAAATTCCGCAGCTTATAGTAAATAATAAGTCTAAGCCGGCAAAAGCTATCATGGAGAATGCCCCAGACGCTATAGGTATTAATCCTAAAGTTGCCCAAAAGCTCTCTGGCGCCGACTTTGATGGCGACACGGTTATTGTTATTCCAAACAACACCGGTCTAATTAAAACTTCGGCTTCTTTAAAAGGTCTTGAAAACTTTGATCCTGTAGCCGCCTATCCTCCTTATGATGGCATGAGAACCATAGATGGAGGAACTTATAATGCTAAAACCCGAGAAGTTGATTATGGCGGAAAGAAACCAAAATCCCAAACAAAACAAACCCAGATGGGAATCGTTTCAAACTTAGTAACGGATATGACAATTAAAGGTGCCAACCTCGATGAAATTGCTCGAGCAGTAAGGCATTCTATGGTTGTTATTGATTCCGAAAAGCACCATCTCAATTATAAACAATCGCGCATTGATAACGGAATTGATGCTCTTGCTGCCAAATATCAGAAAAGTTCTCAAGGTGGCGCATCAACAATTATATCCCGTGCTGGCTCCGAATATAGAGTTGACGAGAGAAAATCCACTGTAATCATCGATCCGAATACGGGAAAGAAAACGTACCGTACAACAGGGGCTTCTTATGAAAAGATGAAGATTGTTAAAGACCCTGTTAGTGGCCAGCCAGCGATAGACCCTAACACCGGAAAGAAGATTTACCTTTCTACCGGTAAGATCATCACAAAGAAGACCAAATCTACCCAAATGGCCGAGACCGATGAT